CACACTCAAAGCCGTTAAGTTTAAACAACTTAGCGGCTTTTTCTTTGTCTGGTGTGGAGTGCTGCATGGCTAGGCGTTCGCGGTTGAAACAGGTTGCGCTTGTATAAAAACTATAGCAGCCGACATTCTAACCAGAGGGCAAGCCCCTTGTTACGTTGGTGTTGGGGGGGCTGCCACTGCCTGCTCGTTCACATGCTCCGTATCCAGCCTTCCGGGCAGGCACGCCAGGCCGGAATGTGCCATACGAACTAGCGCGTTGGAACGGCTATGACCGCTTCTGCCGAAGACGGCGTCAAGCCTCTATGCAATGAGCAGCCGATGCGCTGCATGCACCTGGGTGGGTTATAAATGCCCGGCATGGCAGGGTCCATCCAACATTCACTCGCTCCGATGCTCTCCAAAAAGCCCAACCTGCTTGAAGCAGCAGCAGGAAACGTCCTACCAAGCCGTTGAAACGCTCTTGTGGATGAGCGCGTTTCCAAAAACCGGGTTTAGATCTCCAGCTTGCAAAAAACTGAAGTGCGCACCTCTCGCGAGGGGTTAGCTGCCATCGCCACCGTATCGGACAAAATCTGCAACTTGCTTGGCAATTTCCCCGACCGCACTCTCTCTCACTGCCTCAAAGCGAATCGAATTGCTCCGGGAGCAAAATTCTTGGACCACCGGAGGAACCGTATCAAGCACACCTTCACCGCCGAACACATTGCGGTAACGGAGGTTGCTACATTCGACTTTTTCCGCACTCCTCTTGCCAGCAATGACCTTTGACTTCTTGGAGTGGCTATCACGAATGCTCATGCTCCAATTCAAGTCGTATTTCGTAGTCGTGTAGTCAAACAGAACGCTTGCGTTCCTTGGAATAAAAAGCAGCGTCGCGAAATCCAACTGCGAGACCGTTTGCGTGCGAACTGCGGGAGCACCTTCGCGTTCACTGAAGCGCAGCCGAGAGAGGCTCAGCGTACGGCTTGCTTGGTCGTCAATACTGATCCATTCATTGAATTTGGGTAGTTCACCAGCCAGCTCGTCCACAAAAGGGTCGTCGCTTTCAGAAGTGACTCGAAGCCTTGTTTCGCGCCGCTCTGCCTCAGCGCCAATAATCTCGGCAAACTCCCCTTTGGCAAACTCGTTGAGCTGCTCCCTGCGCAATGAGGGAGATTGAAAATGCCGTACCACCAATGACCGCAGTTCGGCGTCACCGGTCTCGGCATAAGAGGCCATCACCGCCTTCAGCGCCGATCCTCCCTTGTCCTCCGCCAGTAAACTGGACGCCTGTTTACGCAGTTGTGGCAGCAGCATTTGCGCTTTGTCTGGACTGTCTTCCTTCACAGAGCGGAAGACGCCTGCATAGTCTGCAAATGCCTTCAATTTCCCGTGCAGCGCATTCTGAAATTCAGTTTCTTTTACCTCCGCGATCTGCTTGTCCAGGTTGGGATAAGCGCGCTTTACCCGATCGCTGACATCTCTTTGGAGCACGATGTTACTGGCGATCTGACGTTCGAGTTCTCGCTCCACCTTCTCGGCGCCTGCTTCCGACAGCAAGCCCGTTTGTTTTGCCTGGTCAATATAGAGCCTTCTGTTCAGAAAGTAGGTCTCTGACTCACCAATTTGATTCATCGGCGCAAGCGTTTGCGCGAGAAACTCATTCTGAAAATTGGCCCCTGCGGAGTCCTTTATGCGTTGCGCCGCCTTCTTGACCTGATCAGCTGGCGCAGGGCTGTGGTACAGGCTGACCGAATAAAATGCCCCCGCATAAGCTTTACTCTCTACCATACTATCCACATAGCTCGTGGCACAAGCCGACAACAGGGCACTTACTGCCATCACCAATACAAGCTTCTTCAATCGCATACCTATCCCTTTCAATAGCATTACACATCTTAACAACCATTGAGAAGTGCTGAGAGCCCTTGGAGCATGAATTAAAAAAGCAGCATGGCTGCCAAAGGTCCGCATTCGACCGCCTGGCAGTGGGTCACCGTAAGTAAAGCTGATTCGGGTGGGAGGCATTGCGCTTAGACGCCTAAGGAGCAGTACAAGCGGTATCGTGATCGTCTCCGCTGAGCCGGCGCTCCGTATTGACCTGGCTGCACAGTGCAGCTACTTCTGCATCACGTCGCCTAAGATGGCCTCCGAGTTCTGCGACCACGCCGAGGCCTTGTGCAAGCTGTCGGTCGAGGGCTGCCGTTTTATCTGCAAGATCGCTGCGGGCAGCGGCGTCGGCCTGGGCTTGCGCACGATAAGTGGCGGCTCGGCTGTCGGTGTCGCGGTGCAGGCGCTCAGCGCGGGCAAGCTCAGCGCGCACATCCACATCAATGCCAGTCTTGAAGGCTGCCAGCTGGTCGGCGTTGTAAATCGTGTCTCGGGCATGTTTGCTCTCCAGTTGGGCGGTATGGGCCTCGTCTTTGCGTGCAGCCTCGGCCCGCGCCGCCAGCGCTCGCATATGGTCTGCACGCAGCTCGGCAATGCGGGTGCTTGTCTGCCAGCCTTTTGCGATCCAGCCCGTCGAAAAGGCCAGCGCGGCCATGATGGCCGCCAGCAACAGCTTGATCTGCAAGGTCATAAGCCCTCCTCGCAGATCTCGCCGTTGGCATTGCCGCGGCTTTGCAGGCCAGGCAGCACTACCGACACCCCATGGACCGTGCCGCGGTTCCAGCGCAGGTTTTCTCGGCAGGCACCGGCCACATCACCGGCATTGGCCTTGCGCAGCAAGGTTGATCCCGCCAACGCGGCCTCGCCCTTGTTGTGGATGAAGTCGATAAACACCGCTTGCTGCAGCACCGTGTACCGGTCCCAAAAACGAAAAAGCCGCTTTGCAGCGGCTTCTGATGCCAGGTAGCGGTTTTTTTCCAGTCCATAGCAGTCCACCGGTGAGTAATAGCGCCCGGCCACCACATCGGGCCCGGTGAGGCCATTGCAGACCGTCAGCGGCGCCCCCTTGCCCAGCCGGTCCACATAGGGCTTGCCGATATGGCGGTAACTGCTTTCGTAAAAACTGCCCATGACCAGAGCAATCTTGATGGCATCCGAGGTGCCCGTGTCGGCCGCAACGGCCTGGATATAGGGGTTTTGCGCAGCCATCGTGTGGGCGGCTACTTGGTCGCGCTCAGCCACCACATAGCCGCCACCACCGGCCAGCAGCACAGCCAAGGCCATCAAGCCGGTGCGCAGCGCATGGGGCACCCGGCTCATGGCTCCATCCTTGGTGTATCACTCAGGTGCTGGAAGTCGTCGAGGGTCATGGTCACCAAGGGCTTGCGCGGCGCCAGCCACCCCCAGCGCTCGAAAGCCGGGCGCCAGAGCTTTTTCCAGAACCACTCGCAGATCAACAGCGAGGTGTAGAGCGCCGCCACGATCGAGGCGATCGCGCCCCAGGGTATTGCATTGACCCAGTGCCAGGTCTGGGCACTGGTGTTGACAGTGGCGGCCTGAACCAGCTTGTCCGCCATGTCCGTTTGTGCTGCGGTGGCCAACGTGACCGCACTGGTCGCCTTGGCCATCGGCATGCTGATGTCTGTGCTTTGCATCAGGCCTCCTAGAAATAAAAAGACCCGCCGAAGCGGGTCATGGGTTGTGCAGCCAAGTCAGACGCGCTTTGCCGCGCGGTCAATGGCTGCGATCAAGCGGGCCGTCAGTCGGTCCGTCGCGTTCTGGCTGCGATGGATATGGTCGTCCTGCAGGTCCCCTTCGCCTTGGTACTCCTCGTCCCAATCAGCATGGATGACACCCTGCGATTCCGCGACATCGCGCATCACTTGCTGAAAGGCCAGAAGATTGGCATCTTGCCCAGGGTCGTAGTAGCCACTGGGGATGGGCACAAGGCCGGTGAACACCGGGACGGCGCCCGCACTGCGAATGACCGCCAGCGCATCCAGCAGTTGCTGCCGGTAGGCCTCCGGCGACAGATAGCCGTAGGAGTCGTTCAGGCCCAGACCAAGCACTATCACCTGAGCCTGGTGCAGGGCATCTTTGAATGCGGGCTGCGGACCTGCGGGATACATGTCGGGTGGCGCACCAGGAAATGGCTCCTGGTAGCCCTGCATGAAGTCCGCCATCCGCAGACCACAGGCATTGCGGTCCGTCAGCGTCCATCGAGGGCGCTGTGCGCGCATCTGCATTGCTGGCGTGCTGTCGCAGCCCCAGCCAAACAAAATACTGTCCCCGTTCAGCTCTACCGATAAGGGACAGCAACGAACGCAAAATTTGCGCAGGATTTTGCAGAGAAGTTCTTGGATTGTCATATTCTTTTCGTATTAGGCTCCTAAGAGGTCAGATGGCATAGGAGATGGGTACGGCAGCCCAGCCTAGCGATGCGGCAAACCGGTGCACCTTGGCATGAGGTCGGGTTCAGCACCCAATGCCATCAACGCCTTGCACAGTCGTTGTCGAGCTACTTGACGATTGCGGGTCTGTTCACTCCACATGAACCTCAAAAATAAGAACGCTTCTGGGGGGCCGTTTCGGCTGTAACACCAGCCACTACAGCCCCCTTGCGGCGCGGAAAGCATGCTCCACCTTGGCAGGCGTATCCCAACCAATGCAAGCACCAAAGGCAAGTACATATTGGTTGTCGCTATCCCAAGTTGCAGAGCGAAAGTACAAGGTAGCCTCGTACCTGGTGTCTTCGTCTGCCAACGACCCCATCTGAATTTCCATATCCGCCTCAGTCACCCGCAACATGCGATAGATATAGATCAAACCTTGGGTGCGCGAAATCGTTATCCGATTTGAATCTAATGCGGTCTGCTCAGCAGCCAGGCGCTCGGCCTGAAGATGTGCAAGCTCCTTTTCATTCAGCGGCACGACGTGCCACTGTTGCAGATAGCCGCGCTCACTCCACAAAGGCTGCTGCTCCACTGCCTTGTGAGTCGCTGCGTCAAAAAAAGGCTGGGGTTGATCCGCCACCTGCGCGTATTGCTCAAGGGGGGGGAAAATGGATCAGGGAAAACTGTTAAAGGGTGACGCTGCATGATTGCAACTGGGGTCAGGCCCCATTCATTGGTAGTTGTGTCGATATACATGTCGATCCTCAGTTTGCTGCGTTACCTAGACGGATGCCTTCAACGATCCAGGTGACGAAGCTCGCTCCGTCAACGTAAAGGCCTGCGGGTTGTCCCCGGCTGGGCTGGTAGACCTGAATCAAGGTGTAGTTCCCGCTCGCACTGCCATCAGAGCCAATGGACCCTGCCTGACCGATGGAGCCGCCATATCCACCTCTGCCGCCGTAAGAAACACCCAGCGAGCCTGTTGATGGCCCGCCTAACTGTTGTGAGCTGCCACTGAACCCCGATTGCGCGTTGCTCATGGTCACCACACCCGAAGAACTGAACCCGGCGCCGTTGCCACCCGAGCCGCCATTGCCCGATGCCCGATAGCTCGAAGAATTGGGGTTTTGAATAAGGTATGACCCGCCGCCACCGCCAAGCCCACCTCCCCCAAATACCGTTCCGCTGGTGTTGTCGATGCGAATGCGAGTGCGTGTGTAAAGGGCGGTGCCGCCGTTGAGGACGCCACCAACGCGGCCCCGGTTGATGATCGTTAGGCAATCGTGGGGAATCCCCGAAATGCTGAGGGTGGCAATATCCACCCCTGAATCGATCGTGCAAATGATCGGGCTATAGCCATTCCACCCTCGCGCGCGGGCCAGGGCAGCTATATCGGGACTGCGAATAGTCGCACCGATGGTGATGGAAACACCTCCCCCGCACGTGATAATGCGTCCGGCAATCATGCTGTGTGCTTTCCACCAACGAACAGGTTCCACATATTGTTCCCCCCAAACTCTCCAATCAATGTCACCGTCAAAAGTTCATTGACACCCAGCTGCAGCCCCGGCGTACCAATAGGCAATTTGACGTTATTACTGTTGAAGCTAAAGGCCCAGTTTCCGCGCTGCATCAGGCGCAGCGTTAACTGATCGCCAGGGCCGCGCGGCGAGCGAACATTAATCGACAAATTTGAGGCTGGCTCAAGCCACCAGATGGTTGCGATTTCAGGGTCAACAGTGCATGCGCCGGCGGTGATGGGTGCAATCGACCAGTTTTCGATGAGTGAACCGGCACCTAGAATTCGCTGCCACGGCCCCCAGGTAATGTCGCGCTGACGCTCGTAAACCCAGCCCTGATATGCAGTAGCCAATGTCTGCGATGCGCGCTGCGTTACTTGGCCCAATTCCTCGCTGCCGAACGTAAAAACATTCCACCAATTGGTGTTTGGATGGGCAGGCGGCCAATCGGCCCCTACGCCAGTGTGGTCGTAGAACGCTGCCCACTGCCCAATCGGAGCATTAGCCATCAGCTGCGACTTGTTGCGCGTTGCGCCGATGCCAGCCTCGACCAATCCCGTGACGACACCAGTACGACCCATCACTGAGGCTACAGGACCGACTTGTATGGCATCCATCGCGTTACGAACGTCCTGAACAGCTATATCTGCAGCTTGACGACTCGCGTCAGCTGCGGCAGCCGACTGGCCCGCAGCAGTGGCAGCATTCTGAGCGTCCAGCGATTTGGCCTGCGCCCATTCAGAATTAGTGTAGACCTGGCTGATTGCGGTATTAAATGCCACCCGCTGCGGCTCATAAGAAGCCGCCAGCGCAAAGGCCTTGGTGCTGAAGCTGACACGGTCATCCGTGGGCTGCGGCGCCGGGGGATAAGCGGGAATGGGGGTTGGAACGACTAAAGGCATCACACCTCCTCAAGTTGAATTGCAAACATCGAGTAGTCGTGGTACTCGATCGCGACGGACCAATCCTTGGCGATCCCAAACACGTTCAAGGCCTCAATGTCTTGAGAGCCTAGAAACAGGATGGGCTTGGCCCGGTTTTTGGTCATATAGTTTTTGATGGCCATGATTTCCGTGCGCCGGATGGGCACAGACATATCTGCCCATCCGATGTAGGTGCGCTCAACCAGCACGCGGTTGCCGAACTCATCGAGCTCCTTGCGGGAAAAGTCCTGGATGCCCACCGAGGCACCGATCTCGACACCCAGGCCCCACTCCTTGGCATTGCCCAGAATCAGGTTCCCGACCTCCATGCCGGTCGTACCGACGAAGTCCACCAGCACATCCGCTTGCGGGAATGCCGGCAGCCCGGTAAAGAGCCCCAGCACACCTGTTGGCGTCCACTCGCCAAAGTGCCATTCCCACCAATCGGCAGTCTCTGGCGCAAGGCCGACCGTGAGCGCCTTGTCATAGACAGTGCCGTAAGTCGGGTCCAACACACGCACCCGCACGGAATGCACGTCGGCCATACCTATGGCACACACCGCATCCACCGCGCGTCCAAATCGGAACCGGTAGGATGCCGTCGCATTGAACTTGGAGCTCTGCGACGTGCGCCCATTAAAAAGGGCCCACGTATTGGTGGGCCCGACCTTGATCCAGAGCGTTGGGTTGTCCGGCGGCGGAATGCTGTCGTTGACATCGGCACCGGCCTGGTAGACGAGGTGCTGGTAGCGCACCCTGGCCCCTCTGGGCCAGGCCCCCGCCACCCAGACAGCCGCCGTGTCCTCCACAGGCGGCTGCGCAACGATCACGCCATCGCTGATCTCCAGCGGGCTGACGGTTCTCAATCCTGTCATGCGTTTTCCTCCTGTTTTCGCGTTGCAGGCATTCCATCGGCGTCCCACATGCGCAGCGTCTTGTTGAGTTGCTGCACCGCAGGCACGACCACTGTCGCCTCGGCCTTGCGGTTGGCGTCATGGTTGTCCAGCGACAAGCGCAGGGCCCGCACTTCCGCCACCAGTACCGGGTTGTCACTCGATGCCTGCAGCGCGCTCAGCAAAGCGGTGTTGCCACTCGCCTGAACCACACGCCCGGCAGTGGCAGCGCCCACCTCTGCGGTTTTCACATCGCCGATATCGACGCCGTATTTATGGGCGAGGAAGTTTCTCGTGTCCGCCAGCGATGCCAGCCAGGCTGACTGCTTGAGCAAGACATCGGCCTGGGACGTTGCACTGGCTTTTGCAAGCGCTTCCAGTGCCTGGATGATCGAGGGCAGCTCGTCAGCCGCGTCCTGATTGCCAGATCGGGCCTGGGCCGTCTTGATGGCAAAAAGAGACTCGTAGTAAGCCGCTCCCTGGTCCGGGCCAGAGCCCAGCAACTGCCCGCGCAGCCGCTTCATTTCATTGGCCATGGCGTCAATGGTTTTGGACCACTGGTCAGCCAGCTTCTTGGCAGCATCAGCCGCGGAGTTGGCAGCCTTGGCGGACGAGTCGTATGAGCTACCCAGATTGGATACGCCTCCCTGGTAGCTGCGCATCTTGGGAACGCTCACGCCAATCGAGTTGCCCAACGATTTGACCGAGACCTTGAGCTTCTCCATGCCCTCCACGAACTCGGTGCTGGTGAGCAACGTGTTCAACGCCTGGATCGCCGCATTGGCATTGGAAATCATGTTGTCTATGGCTGCACCACTTACCGCATCCGCCACATTGGCTCCAGTAAGTGCCGCAGTCAGCATCGGCGTGATCATCCCATCGATCATGGACGACAGAATGGTGTTGATCGCCTGTTCGTACACGGCCTGTTCAAAGCCTGCCGAGATTTGGTTGGCCAACCAGCTGCCGGCTTCTGCACCCCGTCCCTCGTTGATCTCATTGATGAATCCATCAACCAGGCCGTCCATGGACAGCCCCAACGTCGACAGCGTCTCCTCACGGATCTGCTGAATCTCTTGCAGCTTCGCGGCAAGCGCGTTAGTTCCGTCTTCCAAGCTGGCAGTGACGGCATCAACCCCATTGGCAAAGTCATCCGCAAACTGCAACAGCCAGGCGAGCAGCTCCTCATCCCTGTCAGCGATGGCTTTGTCTACCAGGGCGCGGTATTTCTTCTTCGCATCAACATCGCCGACACGCAGATCCAGCCCGCGCTCTTCCATACCTTCATTGGCCACCTTGCTCGCACGGCTACGTTTCTCGTCATCGCTGTAATACAGATCGTAATAAGTGCTTGCAGCCTGTGTCAGCGCGTCCATGCTGCCGACTGCATCCACCAGCTTGCTGGCCCAGTCACCTGCCGAAAGCGAGCCTTCGAGCAATGTGGAGCCAAACAGCTCAAAGATCTGATTGACACCCACCAGGCTGGAGGACATGCGGGTCAAGGCATCCACGGCCTTCTCACCTGTGCGCACATACTCGCTCATCACGAAGATTTGCTCAGTGACCGTCTCCGTCACCTGGCGGCCGACACGAGCCCATTGCTCGTTGTCACTGTCGCCAGCAACTTGCACGTTGTCCCATACCATGCGGGTCACTTCGCGCGTCTGCTCCTGCCAGCTGCCGAGCACACTGCGTGCCAGCTCCTCATTGGCTTGCGCGAGCGCCTGCTGGATCTTGGCCGATGCTTCCTCCTGCGACAGGCCCGTCAATTGCAAGCCCTTGCCGCCCGTATCCGGATGGATCTCATCGAGCCCCAGCGCCACCTTCATGGCACGGATGGCGTCTCCATTCAAGCCCAGGGTATCGGCCTTTTTGGCCGTATCCTCCCGCATGTCCTTGAAGGCATCCTGCAGCACCTTAATGGGGCCTTTGGAGCCTTCAATCGCCGTGCCATAGTTCTCCTGGAGCATCTCGACGCGCGAATACAGCTGCTGCAGCTGGCGCTCACGGTAGCCATTTTCCTTGGCCTCCGGGTTCGCCGCGATCTGGCCTTGGAGCGTTTCGATCTGCGCATTGGCCTTCTCGATCTCCTTCTCCGCCGCCAGATACCGGTACTTGGGCCCCCCAAACAAGCTGCCGCTTTCGCGCATCAGTTGGTAGCCATACATGTCTCCACCGAGCTCGCCCATCAGGCCGCTACCGACCTGCTTTTCTTCCTTGAACATGCCACCCAGATAGGCCGCAGCCATGACCGCCGCCGCTGCCCAACCAGCGCCATAACTTACACCTGCACCGCCAGAACCAGCCGCAGTTGGAGTGGTCCCTGCGAAGTAACCGGTTGTCGGAGCTCCGAGCCCCAAACTGGACGATCCGGTCATTCCTAAAGAATACGTAGAGGCACCTGCTGTACCGCCCCCCCAACCTAAAAAGTTCCCGACGTAGCGCGATGCCGCTCCTACAAGTCCTTGCCCAGAATAGAGGCTATAGCCAGTGGAGCTTGCATTAAACAGGTTCATGAGGCCACCGCCACCACCGCCCGAGTCTCCACCGAAGATCCCAGCAAGCATGCCGACTCCGCTGGTGATCATTCCGGTGATATTCGCACCAATGTTCATCACAAACTTCTGCGCGAATGCCTTGTACAAAGCATCCGATATCGAAGTCAGTACGGTCGTCTTCAAAGACTTGCCCAAGTTCTTCAAACCCTGAGCACCGTTATTGAGAAAGTCGGCGAATCCCTGGCGGACGACATCTCCATACTTGCTCGCTTGCTGCGTAACGTATTGGTCCTGAATGCGCGCCAGCTCAGTCTGTAGCTTCGTCTCTGCAGTGAGTCGCGCCTGGGCGATCAAATCAGCTTCTTTGGTCGCGTTCTTTTCGCTGTTGGAATCGTAAGAACTCTTTTTGATCTGTTCAATCTCTCGCGCCAGCTGCAGCTCTGCCTTGCGCACAGCCAGCAACTTCTGGCGCTGGCTTTCTTCCACGCCCAGCAGCGACATGCTGTACTGCTGCAGTTCATATTCCTCTTTGGCGGCTTTCAGCTGCTCTGCATACTTGCTGCTGGCCTCAATGTATGCACCTTCTTTCAGCGATTTCACATAGCGCTCATGCTGCTCGGCAATCTTGGCCAAGCCTTCGCTGACCTCAGGTCTCCAGGGCACTCCGCTGGCATTGTTGGCTTCGGACCGGGCTTTCTCCATCGCCATTTCGGCAATGGCTATCTTGGACTTTCCAAAGTTGGCGTTGGCAGCTTCCTGCTTGTCTGCCATATCGCCAATCGCACTTGCTGACTTTTTCAGATCGTCGATATATTTGAGATAGCTCTTTCTAGCTTCTTCCTGAGCCTGGATTTGCTTTTCCAGCTCAATCCGACCTTGTTGGGTTGTTTGGTAGCGCTGGGCTTCAACCAGTTGTCCCTGTAGATTGGCTTTGGTGCGCTGATCGGTTGCCTCACTGATTTCCGTTTCCAGCTTCTTGACGAGCCGGTCCGATTCCGTCCTGCTGTCTGTCGCAGTGCCTCGCTCCTTGAGGCGATCAATCAAATCTTCTTCGGCCGCGATCCTCAACCTGATGCCGGAAATGGCGCTGTCCTGATCGCTCCCACCTGATTCGCGCCTGAAATTGTTTGCCGAAGGGTTACCTGCAGAAGGCACTTGCCTGGGCATGAGCTTTGGTGTCTGCACGTTGACCGAGGGAAGCTCAACCGTGGGAGGCTGCATGGACGCCGTGATGCGTTGCATATTCGCAAGGTCAGCACGCATCGCGTCATAGTATTTCTGAGCTTCCTCTCTCCAGCGCATGTTGCCAGGCTCAGCTTCTGCCAAGTCCTTGGCCTCCTCATACTTCTTCTTGTTCCATTCCAGGTTGGTACTGGCAGTCTTGTGTGAGGTCTCCTTGCGGCTGAGCGAGGCGGCATTGGCCAGCTGCCCAAGCGCGCTGATACCTTTGACGGCAAGCTCCACGACTTCAGCAATCGCGCCAATCACCGCCTGAAAGCCTGCGCGCGTCGCTTCGGAAGACAAGGTTTCGTTCAATGACTCAATGCTCTCGCGCATCCCTTGCAGGCTGCCGCTGTCACCCGTCATTGCCGTCGCAAAGCTGTTCTGCAGCGCCTCCAAGGCACCACCCAGCGTATCCCTTGCAGCAACCGCCGCACCACCATACGAGGTTTGCAGCGCATCCAGGATAACGGCTTGCGCCGCACCGACCTGGCCGGTTGCTTCCAACTGCGCAACCATCTCCTTTTGCTGGTCGGTGAATTGCACCCCCTTGTCCGCCAGCGCTTTGAGCCCTTCAGAAGGAGAGTTCAACGCCTGCCCGATGGTCTCCGCAGAGCTGGTCACCGATGTGCCCATGCGCGACGACATATCCACCACGGCCTGCATGGCCTGCGGGAACTGTTGCCCCACGACATTGGAGTAAGTCAGCAGCTGCGTTTGCGCCTGGGTGATCTCCCCCGACGAGAACACGCTCGACTTCGACAGCGATGCGGCCATGCCGTTGAGCCGCTCCTGCGACCAACCCGCAGCCTCGCCGGTGGACTTCAACATGGCGGAGAGCTGGGCCTGCTGCTTCTCGGCGTTGAGGGTTTCCGTAATGAACTTACCAAAGAACGCGGGCGCCCCTTGCGCCAGGAGGCCGAACACCACCTTGGTGGACTCCGCCCAACGCTTGGCAGCGCCGTTCGCGTTTTCTTGCTCTTTCTGCACCGTCGCCAGATCCCGGGTGTAGGAGGTGAGGGCAACCTGGCTCGTTTGCTGCACCTGAACAAAGGTTTCGGAGAAGCGCTGGGTATCCCGGATCCCCACCTGGATCACCGATGACTGGCTCTGAAACGCCGAGGTCATCATCTCGAACGATTGTGCGGAATTTCTCGAGCCGGCCTCGACCGAACTCCAGAAGCCCTGAATGCTGTTGATGGCCTCATGGACACCCAGCTGGAGGTCCGAGAGGTCAACACCAATCTTGATATTTTTTTCTAGATCAGCCATAGCAGCACCAATAGAAATGGCCCGCCGAGGCGAGCATAGAAAAAGGAAAGCCCACCGAAGTGGGTTATTTCTGGCGGGATCGATCCTGTGCTTCCCTGCGCGCCTGCAGTGCTTCGAGCGCGCCGCGCTCCAGCAGGCCCACTTCGCGCAGCACCTGGTTGCGTTTGCGCTTGTTGATGCCCTCGGCATCCAGCCAGTGGTAGATCACGTTGTAGTCCAGGGCATAGATACCGCCCATGCCGGCGCGCCACTGGCTGGCGTTGTCGATGAAGCAGCGGTAGGCCAGCTCGTGGTCGGGGTAGCACACCAGGGGCTCGCGTTCCTTGATCATCTCGGCAGGAAAGCCCATGGCCACCAGTTGTTGGGGACTGGACCGTTCGCCAAACAGCGCCCGGCCCAGCTCCATCAGTTTTTTGTCTTGGCGCCCGAATGAGCCTGGAAGAAGCCAGTCACGATCGCACCGAAGGCGAACGCATGGGTCACAAAGAACTGCGTGATGTTCTCGACGCTGAACTCATCGGTGAATTCCCAGGCAGACACGATTTTCATCACCAGCTTGGCCTGGTCGGTACGCATGTCCTTTTCTTGCTCGTCGCTGAGAGGGGCCTCGGCCGTCGCCTTGTACTTGTCCTGCAAGGCGGTGAACTCGGCGGACAGCGCCTTCATCGCTTCGGTATCGTGGAAGCGGAAGGTCAGGCCCAGAGGCTGCGGGCCCTTGCCGGCGACGGGCACATCGGCAGTGCCTTTGAAAGTGGGAGTGGGTGCAAACGATGCGAGAGACTTCGCCATGGTGGATATCCTTCTTCTGAAACAAAAAAACCCGTGCAGGTGCTACCTGCCGGGCATGGAAAACCCGCCTTGGGTCAACCAAGGCGGGCGTGGCGACCTTTACTTGTAGGTCTTGATGGGGCGCAGCATGGACAGGGTCAGCTTGCCGGTGGTCACGGCGTTGGAGGCCACTACAGGGGTCTCCTGCACGCTGATGTAGCCGTAGGCGTAGCTGATCGAGCCACCGTTGGGCAGGGCCATGCGAATTGCCACCAGCCGGTTGGCACGCGATGCCTGGACAGCGGCCTTGTAGCCTGGCAGGGTGGGATCCCAGCCAAAGGTCAGCTCCCAGCTCATCGCCGAGCGGGTCGTCGGGATCTTGATGCCGTACTTTTGCGACAGAGGCGCGAACTCCGCGTACTGCTGCTCGCCGCCGGTAGGGCTGATTTCGCTGACCTGCTGCAGCTCGGTCCAGCCAGTGATGGGGCGGACCGTGCCGGCGCTCGAACCGCTGGGGAACTGGATCAGGTCGGTGGTGTCCTCGTCTTCCAACGTGATGGCACCCGTGGTAGCCGAGCCAACCCGCAGGATGGAGTCGTTCATGTCTTCCCAGCCTGTATTGAGCAGGAAGGGGTCTTTGGCGCTCAGGCCATGGGCTGCCGCTGCGATCACGGGAGGTGCCGCATTGGAGATCGTGGTCACGGAGACGGGAGCGCCAAAACCGGTCGAGATTGCAAAACGGGTGCCGGTCGATACTTCATAAGCCATGGTTGGGCCTTTCAAAAAAAGAAAATCCGCCTGCGTTGAGCCAAGGCGGATCGGTTTCGCCCTCGTCGGGCACAAAAAAACCGCCTCTCGGCGGAATGCAATGGTTGAAAAAGTCACAGCTGCTGGCGGCGTAGTGCACACCGGCAGTCTGTGCTCTCTCCTCAAGGGCTGCGGGGCCGGAGCTCCAGCGGCATGCGTACGCATGCGCGCCGAACCTGCCCTGCAGTCACTGACCAGGACAGCGCAAACACTGGCCTTCAGATCCATGCCCCATCAGACAACCCAAGCGGGCTGGGGCTGCTGTTCGCTTCTGCAAGCACTGGGAAGCTCTCAGCAGGAGATACCGCACCGTCAAACCACTCGGGTGCGGACTGCGCTTGCTGCAGCTGATATGCCAAAGCCCGCATGCAGCGGGCATCGACGTTGGAAAAAACCTGCAATGGCATGCGCCAGCAGGCAAGAGGTACTGCAGTTATGGCTACCGTGACGCCACCACCTGATGGCAGCGCGCACAGCACGGATGCCAACCTGCCCGGACATACCCCCGGCATGTTGACCCACGCCAGAAACGCAAAAGCCCCGCACGGGGCGAGGCTTGAAAAGGCTGGTGGCATAGCTCTGCCATCAAAGGCCTTGCGCTGCCACAACAGCAGCGCAAGTGATTCATGGTTAAGGACATGGGCGGGCTTGCTTTCGCACCGCTCTCATCAATTTCTCAACGATTACGAGAATACCACAATTTTAGTCGGTTCGCAACAACTTATTCAAGTTATTGCTGTGCGTTCTTTTGCAGTCCATCACATAGTCGATCAGGAGCTGCACGTCCTTTCGGCTGGGCTCCTGGGCCAGCATCGCACCCTTGCATTTGAGGCATTTGTAGGTCTTGCCCTCCTTGGCCGTCAGGCCTGTTCCTTGGCATGGCTTGCATTTCTGGTCCAGCAACCAGGCCATGGCCTCCAACGCAGCATCCTGGGGGTCTGCCAGCTGTCCGGCCACTCCGTACTGGACCAAGGCGTTGTACATCCGCTCCATATCCACCCTGCTGGGCTTGGTGATGATCCGCAGGTAGTGCAAGGCCACATTGGCTTTGCTCATCCCGCTGGCCTTAATCAGGTCCACCTGTCCCATGCGGTGCGACTCATCGGACAGATCGCGGGCGCTCAACGCGACCGTGTATCGCTCTGCTGTCATGCTCATGCTTGCTCCTTCAATGCCTTTGTGCTGGCAGGATTCCGTTGTCTGTGTCTGTCCGCGTGCCACCGCATGCCGTCACGCCTAACCGGTCCGTCCTGGGTGGCATGCAACCGGCCTTGGCTTTTGCCCCCATGTTGACGGCGAGCTGGTGCATCCCCAAAGGACCGGCATCAAGCAGAACGGCGCGCCCCTTGCGTCTGGGCAGCAGCATGCTCATACCGCCTCCCATACCCGGTAGCCGTCGCGCAGCAGATCCGCCCCCTCAAACTGCACCACCTGCGCGAGGCCGGTGCGCGCCAACTCGGGCAGGCGGCGGCAGATTTGCTCGACCGTCATGCCCGTGCATTCGGCCATCTCGCCCGCCGTCAGCGATTTCTCATCGTGCAGGGCCGCGAGAATGCGGGATGCATGTCCGCCTGCAAGCCGGGCCGAATGCTCCGGGGCACCGTAGCTGCTCAGAGGGTCACAGGTGCGGGCAAAGTTCATCGCAGTGTTCCTTTCAAAATACGTTGGGTTTTGTCATGGGAAGCCTGGGCCTGGGTCCCGCTTTCGATGACGTAGCCGAGATACCGGGGATGGCGCTCCGTGCTCCGGGATATCCGCTGCGGGCCGAACTGAGACGCAATGGATTGCACCGGACGGCTAAATGCATTGGGTGGCTGCCCGTTGCTCTGAGGCGCAGCGAACGCGAACCGATAGCTGGGGGCCCCGCCAACGCGCTCCGCCCTGCCTTCGTGGCTGCCCATGTTCAAACCCGCCGCCGGGCTTGCCGCATCTGGCAGTGCCGCAGCGTCGAGGGCGCTCAGACCGGGGCTGGGTTGTGACTTTCGTATGAACATGCAATAATTAAACCATAGTTCAGACCAAAAAGCAACTATAGTTATCAAAATTTCCGCGAGAATTTAAACCATGGTTGAATACAAAGACCGCCTGGTTCAGGCGATGACGGCAGCAGAGATGAAAACCGCGGACCTGGCCGACCGGCTGGGGCTGTCCTACCAAGCCATCAAGAAGGTGGTGGACGGAAATACCAAGGCATTGACGGCAGAGAACAGCGCGCGCGCGGCGCAGTTGCTCAATGTGTCTTCGGACTGGCTGGCCCTGGGGGAAGGAACCATGGCGCGCTCCAGTACCGTGATGCCCTACAGCGACCTGTCCCCTGCGCCCATTCCCGGGCGCCCCTCGATCGCAGTGCCCGTGTTGTCCAACAGCGCATCGATGGGATCAGGGGCCGAGCTGCTGGAGCACGACGTGCTGACCGGTGATCTGAAGCTGTCGCAGGAATGGGTCACACAGCGGGTCAAACCCTCCAACGTCCAGGCGCTGCGCTTCATCCATGCCTATGGCGATTCAATGAAGGGCACCTTCAATGATGGCGATATCTTGCTGGTCGACACCGGCATCCGCCTGGTCGACATCGACGGCGTCTATGTGCTGTGCGCACATGACCGGCTCTTTGTAAAGCGCGTGCGCCAGCGCTGGGATGGACAGTTCGAGATCAGCAGCGACAACCCCAGCATCAAGACCTCTGACCTGCTCGATGGGCGAGAGCAACTGGATGTGCGAGGCCGGGTCCTCTGGGCCTGGAACGGCCAGAAGCTCTGACGCCCTTCCGAGGCATCTGCAGTGTCGGCACGCGGGCCGGCGCAGGCATCTATCACTACGTTAACGACAGCATCATCCTGGAAGCAACAGGACGCGGCGCCCTGCGCGAACCGGGATGCTTCAAGGTTGCGGATATGAAGATAAGTTCAGCCTTCAACCTAAACCATAGTTATATGCCCGTCTTAACTATGATTTAAGTGGATGCAGCGGACAGGTTACAAGGCGGAACAGCGCAGCCACTTCACCGCCGGCCGGGCAACAGGGGACGGCAATCACAGACGCATTTCGCAGTCCGCAGCTCCACGCGAAGCCTGCTGCGCTTCTGCCCATGGCTCATCGAGCGGATCTGAAGAAGCAAAAAAGATATCTTAAATGATCTTTTAATGGTTTTTGATATCTATAGTACTCAAAAACTAGCAAACATTGCTAGGCTTTCCGCCCGCTAATCCGGCTTTTTTGCGGGCGAGCCGCCACCGTACAGGCCCGTTGCAACAAGGGGCTATGCTGAGGGAGACCTTCCGTCAATCCGAAGCGGTGAAGGCATAGCAATGCAGACCCCAGCGCCACCCGAGAAACATGCCGTCACATCAACAAACGCAATATGTTATGAAAGGTTTCCTCTTGCGCGTGCACTGCTGTGCAACACTCCACGGATACCTGCCCATTTCCAACTGGGCTCTCGTGGAGCCTAGCTTGGCAAGTAACAACACAGGCGGTGCCTATGCTGCTCCGCTTGACCCTTGAGAGCGCATGCGTGTGCGCCCGCCCCCCGATAACAATACCCCCACACCACCCTCGGAGTTACCTGCCCCGCGCGTACCGATCTGCGCGTGCTCCGCATGCGCATCTCAATTCAGTACCGGTGTTTGCCAGGTAAGCCAGCCAAGCCGCATCAAAACAGGCGCTGCATTATCTCTGTGCAGGCTGCGAGCCATCAGATCCGGCCCGAATTACTCATTATCGGCGGGTTTGGCGCGTCCACCCATTTGCTCATCATAGAACTGCCCCAGACCCAGGCTACCTACATCACGTCGCAATTGAATATCGTAGATGAATATCTTGTTGAATACCCGGTCCAGACGCACATACTGGTAGGTCGCCACCGTCGCTTCATTGACAACCAGCTTGATGGGATCGGTTCGGTACACACCAAAATGGCTGGTTGGCCTCAGTTTAATCTTGGAAAAAGGCTCCGACGACAAATACACATAGAAGGGGGTGTACATGGGAATAACTAATGTCCTTGCAAAGTATCGGCGGCCAACCCATTCACCCGAGCATTATCCGCATCGGCCATCAAACCCACTGTGATACAGCGGCCTATTCGATGCACTCCCGTTATTCAATCGCACTCGTACAATGCATGCCGCGCCAAAACTTAGCCATAATTGATAGCTATATCATATTCGATTAAATCTATTTGACCTTGTCAATAATTATTGGTTTGCAGTTGTTTGCTATCTGCGTCGCCGCTGGCTGTTTTTCCTAACGGGGCATGTCGTCCCGCGTTGCACAAGGCGGATCAGTCACTCGCGAAGCACCGCGAGCGGGACGCAGGCATCCGCTGCGCAACTTGTGCCATATTTTTATACAGTACCTGTGATCCAGGCAGCCTCAAGGCATTCAGACGGTATTCATCTACCCTGCTTGGTGAATAGCTAAAAAATTCATAGCATCCAGCAAGCCAAAGGTAGCAATTTACGCCACAATAGAACGGTTGTTATGCGTGCTGGCTGACGCCGGCACACCCCGGTTGTCAAAGTTCATGGCCTGCCCTCCTTCCCGTTCTGCCAAGCGCTCAGCCCAAAAGAAAAAAGCATCCAAATCAGCCCCCGGCCTGCTGCGTGGCTTGTTGCGCAAGTTGGTAGGCCGGGGCGCACTCGCAGGCTACAGCGCAGTGGCGGCACTGGGCTCGGCCGCCTATGTGCCCCAGCTGGACCACGTTCGCCAATGGGCCATCCACAGCACCACGCAGTGGCTG